GTATCACACACAAAGAAACAAAAATCCGCCGCCTCGATGTTTGCGGGTACTACTTTTATTGTCAAATCTGGATATGTATCAGTGACTTCCACCGTCAGACCAACGATTTCGCCGATCTGGATATATGCGTCTGCCGTGTTCGCGCCTCGGCTTATTACCTTCATGATATCGGCCTGAATTTGCTCAAAATTTGTCAGTCCTTTATTGTCGAGGCACTTTGAAACTTGGGTATTGTATAGCTCTGATTCCCAATTATCCCGGAGAAATAGGGATCTTGACGCATAAAATTCGTTCTGGGCTTTGTCTAGGAAGCAATGAAAATCACTGAATCCAGCTCCGAAGCACTCTAAAAGCTTATAAAGGTTTGATTCCGCGATGAACTTTCCGGCCCATGTGAAACCTTTACAAATGAAATTGCATAAAACTTTTGCATATGCCTTCACGAAGTCGCATTCCGGCGTAATTCCGAATTGCTCGACGTGTGCCACGAAATCGCCAGCGGTTGCGAGGAATTTCGATTGGAACTCGGATCGGTTGAATACAAGCGCGTCACCCCCAACAATCGCGATTCCGTTGTCATTGGTCAAATTAAAGGCATTATCATGGGTATATCTCCCCTTTAGGGTTCCCGAGAAAGGCGGATATACACGAACCCGAATAAGTTCCGCAAGCGGATGAATGACGACGCCCATATCTTCAAGCGTTTCCTGAGTCCCGGTGACGGTGATTTCCCTCCCGGTTCCTTTGATTGGCGTGTCTCCAAGTCTTATCATGAGAAATTAATGCTTCCGAATACTGGAATATCGCCAGCGCCACCCGCCGGGATTCCGCTCGAAGGCGTGTTGACTGTGCTATCCTCTTCGCCGTCGGCATTTGATACCGCCTGAGTGATCTTACTTTGAGCGATACCCTTTCCGGGGGATGCCTCACGCAATAGCATATCTTTCAGGGATTCTTCGACGTTTTCTTGGACTGATGAAGTATTCGGGAGAAGCGTCACGTCGAACGCCACCGGAACGGCGACCGGGGCTTCTACGGTCAAATTGACCTGCGCTCCGACTCTCTCGTTCTCGAGGAATGTTTGAACCGCTGTCACGTCTCCGGCTGTCGGTATTCCGTCGGCTGTCGTGTTGTCTGTCATGAATCGAACAACGACTGAACCGTTTCCGTTTTCCTTCGGGAACACATACGCTCGAGTAACGCCGGGAACCTCGAGAGTCCATTGAATGTAATCTGTGGGAGATCCGCCTGTGATCGGATTGCGCTTTCTGAATAAAATGCGCTGACGGTATTCCTCATCGGTTTCGCGGTCGAATCCGCCCGTCAACCCGCTTCCGTCTACCGTTGCGGCATTATCGACGCCCGTCGGAGTGGTGACGAATGTCAGTCCGGCTCCGGGATCTTGGTTTGTGTCGGCCCCGAATGTTAGGGCTTGAACTGCAATCGTGGCGGTTCCACCTGAAATCGTGCCGAGGGCTAAAGTCTGATATTGAACTGATCCGGCCTGAAGCTTTGTTCCGGCCGCAATGGTTGATCCGTTTACGCCAGTTGCGACAATATTCCCGGAAGCGGAAGTCGCGGCCTTTCTCGGGACGTCGTATTCTGATCCGTGAATATCGAGGGCTTCACCGAAGGCAGTAGAAACAAAGATATTTTTCCATGCATTTTGCACGAAAACATAAAGGCCATACATTAGGAAAGCATGAGCGGCCCCGAGAATGCCAAAGAATGAGAATCGAAGTTCCGGCTTTGCTTTAGGGAACCGGGCCTTGACCTCAGAATTCCATCGGTCGCGAAGCTGTTGGCGTGTCGGTATAGGTAATAGATCAGACATTGGAAGATATTAGCTTATTTTTAATTTGGTTCCATGCAAATTCATATCGCAAATCTTCGCCTTGTGGTCGAGTGATTTCGACGTCAAGCGACATTACCCCGAGCGCCTTGTCGAAATATGAAGCTGAAACGGTGATCGATGCGGCGATTCCGTCGTCAATTAGCCACTGAAGAGATTCGGTTGCATAGTTCTCGGCCCGGATCAATGTATTCGGCATTATCTTGGAACGCTGAAGAATCCAAAGCTTTGAGCCTATTATCGGCGAGCCATCTTCTCGGATCGTGTCACCTTCCCACCCCTCGGCGTTCGGAATGTCGTCGTCTGAGTCTGATCGGCGATTCGTGAACAATGAGATCAATACAGCGTTTTCGAGGTCGAAAGCTTCGGCGAAATCGCTCTCGTCCTCATTGAGCATAAGATCGATAAAGAGCTTGTTTCCGTCAAAGGCGATTGCGATGTCGTTTGAATCTGTCATTTATGGAGAAACCGGGCCAGTTGGCCCCGGCGCTGATGATCCGCTTGTGATCGGGTGTGTATGTGTCAGATAAGGTTTGCCGTTCAAAATCAAGTCGGTTGGTGTGAATTCGTAAACCGTTCCGCCAACGGTGATCTTGAATGAATCGTCGGTGAATTCAATATTATTATTGTCATCAACCTTCCAAGAGTAGTCTTCGCCCTCGGACATATGCATCCCCTCAAGTATGCTGTGAAATGCTCCGCTGTCATCGAATTGACGCGACTCTCCCGGAACAAAAGCTTCAGTCCCGTATCGTTTATCGTCGGCGCAAATCACTGAAGAATTATTGATCTTCCCGCCTTTTGCCAACATGGAGCCTCGAGCGCCTACCCTTGGAAAAGACCTGAATCCGTATTGCTGCAAAAGCTCGACTCGATCTCGGGTCGATCCATTGAGGCCCGTCACCTGAACGAAGATCTTGCCATCCTCTTGAACGATGTTCGTGATCACGGCGCGGGTGATAATGTTACTTACCGCGCTTCTGAGCTTCTGTATTGCTTTCTGGATCATTGGACGTCTAAAGCTTTCGAATCCTTGCTATCTGCTGTCACGGTATTTCCGGGAAGCAAATCGAACGATCTCGGATGAACAATATTGAAAACTGTCTTCTTCCCGCCATCGTCAGCGGTCAACCTGTATCCCTCGATCAGATAGTCGCCATCGAGTTCGTATCTCGGGATCTTCACATACGCAAGCTGATTCATGACAGGAATCCAGCCTTGAACCTCTACCCACCAAGATTCAGCGTTCGGGATGCGTGTCGATGCGTTCCAATCGGCCAACTGTTGAGCCGATTCGGCTGTCATTTCTGTATCTGGCGTGATTATGGTTGCCCTTGGGCGCGGGAATCGTGAATCGGTCGCGCATCCCTCGACTTGTGTCACGTCCTCTTCCGGGTCGTTTGGCTCGCTCTGACGAGATCCCTTGACAATATATTCCTTAAATACGTTCGTCCAGTCAGCTTTAAAGCCCCTCCGAAGGATATTCTTTCCCTCGACTAATGAAAGCGATCCGCGTGTCTTTGAAGCCCTTGTGATAAATAGTTCGCCGCTCGGGAGTGTATAAACTAGAACTTGAAGCTTTTGAGCGTATTCCGCGATCAGGTCGGAATATGTCGTCCCTTGGTCATATTGGACTGATCCAATTGGCTGACTGAGGTCGAGCGATGAATCGACAACGACATTTATCCCGAAATCTGAAGCCAAGTCCGAGACAAGGTTCACGAATGTAAAATCGGGCGCATTCCATTCGCCTTGGCGAACGATTGCTGAATCGACGAGATCCCCGGTTCTGTCACGTCCTGAAACGGAATATGAATCCGAATCCTTGCCGCCTTCACCGTCTAGGGCTTCGACATATCCTTGCATTATCTGAAATCGAGGATCTGTGTCTTTGTTCCTGATTGTGATCCGGCAAAGGTTCCCGGCCCGGATAAGGAAATTATTGGTTCCGACACTTGGATCAGTGAGGCCGAGACTGTAGGAGCCGCAAAGCTCTTGCATCGACCTCGCGATTTCCATGTTTAGCCATCCGCTATGGTCTTTGCCGTTGACGGTAAGCTCGAGCATTAGGATGAAAGGACTTTCAAGTCGGTTTTAGGCGGAAGAAGCAAAGGATTCATGACGTCGTTAGTTTCGGCGATCTCTGTCCCTCTTTCGGCGTCTGCATACAAATCATATGCCAACGAATCCGCCGGAATTGAATCATTCAGGTTTTTCGTTTGCTCATCCGGGAGATTGCCGCCGACTGCATCCAATGAAGCGACAACGCTGTCTCGAAGCTGAACCATTGCGTCGCGCTGAGTGTAATCGAAATTATCCGATGCATTGTTGATCTGTTGATCGAAGAATCCAAGGATTTCGGTTCGGCGCTGATCGACTTGCTGATTCG